GAGTAAGAGTAAAGAAGGTTGAGGTGGCTTTCCCTACTACAGACCCTCTCGCTGCTATAACATCATATCCTAAGATACTGGAAAGGAGGATAGCTTCTGTACCTGTCTTACTAGTAGTGCCTAGATTAGTATCATCAAATACCAATAGGACATACTTATTCGTACCGTTTATTCTCCGGTAACCACCTTTAATGGAAGGTTCAAAGTTCTGCAATTGTAGTGCTGAACCGGGGGGTTGAGTAAACGGGTCTTTGTTAAGGACCAATCCCCCATCAAGTGATACAATTTGTTGTTGGATATTTTCCATTATCTATATCGTTCTCATATATTCCGGTTTGTTGATCAAATCAATTCTCATTCTTAGAAGTCTACTCTGATATTCCTTGTCCTTCATAGAAGCAGCTTCAATGTTGGACCTTAATTGATGAACATAATATTCTGCTTTAGCTACGACTGCATCCTGATATCTGGCATAAATTGCAGGTTCGCCGGTACTTGCAGAAAGATCAGAATGTGTAGTCCAATACTCATACACAATTGTATAATTTCCACGATCAGGTATAGGAGTTAGTCCAAATTTTCCGTCTTGAGTTGGGTACGCATATCGTGGAGTGTTATAACTGCTTGGATTATTAGCAATATCATTCTCTTTATGATTTTTTATATACTCATCATACGTTATGTAGGTTAACGCCCTGGGCTGAATATCTTCGTTTACCGTTATGAAATCTACATTAACAGTAGCTGTGCTTCCTGCTAGGGTAACATACAAAGTTGATGCCGTAGCCGTGAATGTCATAGAGTGCAACTTACCCTCTCCAAGATTACTCACAGTAAAGTCAGTACTCGTAATCTCCGTTCCTCCTGAAGATGTACCAACCTTCAGGGTCAGGGTGCCTGTCCCTGTCATTCTTAGGGTTATTCTATACACACGGTTTTTAACAAATGTTGTAACAGTCTGTTGAGAAGATGACCCTGATGTCAGAACAAGTAGGCCCCCAGAAATTGACCCACCAGAATGTGTCCAATTAGCATCTGAACTAAACTCATTCGTGCTTATAATTTGTGTCGGGCGCAATACAAAGGAATCGTAATCAACATTTCTGTAATTGGAAGGTAGGGTGTATTCTGCCGTACCCGCTGTAGTCACTTGAGTTACATCAGAATGAAGGAAGGGCCACTCTAACTCATCTCCGTAGATATCGTTAATAGAGCGATTAACAAATTCCTTAATAGCAGTCTGTATACCTTTACTGCTGGAAAAATTGGCAGTAGTTAATTCGACCTCATTAAGAGAATGTAGAACTCTATTACAAAGCGTAAGATAATCCATTAAGATATTCCTCTATTCATTCTCTTCTTTATGTATTGTTAGGAACCTGATAATGCTCTCAAGAATCTCTCTCTGTGATCTCTGCTCCTGTTGCATATTGATGGTTCTCTCATCTATTCTTTCTTGACGTGCAGTAAATAGTGAGATTTCTATTAGGGCAGTTTCTATATTTGTTATTCGTCTATCCTGGTCACCATTCTGCTGAAGAAGTTGGCCCCATGCCATTGCGACTGTAAGTACAGTAATAACTAAAGGAATAATTATTGTGTACTTGTTAATGCCTTTAATGTTCATGGGGCTAACCTCAACCATTTCATAGAGTATAATTCTACTTCTTATAGGGGTCAGGTTTACGATTTTCTGGCTTTAGGTACTCATCTCCAACAATGAAGCCATGGAAGTTATCTCGTAGGAAAGTATACACTGTCTCTGTTGGGATAGACCACCCCATGTGAGTTACAGCCTGAAATCCAGAAGCCGATACCCTGGAGGGTACACCAATCATTTCATATTTCTTACGAATATTGGAATAGGAAAATAACGCACCTCCCGAATTTCCAAAGATAATGGGGGCTGTTGCTAACTGATAACGATACCCATCAATAACCTGTTCAGCAAAAGCCATTTCTCCAGAAGTCATGGAAGGGGGATACCCCAATCCTGCCCCAATTGCCCAAACTGTTTGACCAAGTTTAGGGTACTCCTCTTCTGGAAGCATATATGCAATACGGTCAACTCCACGTTCGGTGTCCCTTAACCTGAGTAAAGCCAAATCCCGTTGCTCATCATGTGCTACAATATCGGCAATACGACCACGGGTACCTACAGAACGAGAACAACGAATGTAGTCAAACCAGAATGCAGTAACAGGTTCCCTAGTCTCTCTCTTGACCTTCTTACCCTTCATACCGTCCCATATTTCTCTTATGGTAATTTGCGCACGAATAACATGGTAATTAGTTAGAATGTAAGATTCCCACTTATCCCCATGCTGTTTTGAATACAAGACTGTACCAGAACCAGCAGTATTTACACGAACTACCGTATCCAACATCTCTTCGTGCTGTGGTCCACAACCTACGGCAAAAGATGCTGTAACACCCGCGCAAATTAATACAACAGAGAGGGCAATTGCTTTACTTAATTTTAATACATTCATTGGATTCTCCGTATCTACAATATGTCTATTACTTTTCTGTTTTTATGGGCTTGCTTGAAAAACTTCAAGATAAGAACTCCATTCTCTAGTTTAGCTTCTGTTACTTCTATGTTAGGAGCAAGAGTAAATTCACGGGTAAACTTGCGTTGTGCCATACCCTTGTGAAGAACATCTCCAGGCTCGTCCTCTTCTTTAGCATTACCAATAATAGTTAGTTTAGCATCCTCTTCAAAAATCTCAATAGCATCTTTGGCAAATCCTGCAACGGCCATTTCAATTCTGTATACATTCTTAGATTCTTCAATAAGATTGTACGGGGGATACCCAAGGTTGTCTGTGGTAGGAATCCAATACTCATCAAAGCCAACTGACATTTTGTTAAACATATGTCGAATGTCTTTTGTTAACGCTCTTGTGTTCATAGTATTCATAGTGTTCTCCCTTTCAGCGAGATTTAGGCTCTATAAAAGCAGCCTGATAATGTAGTGAGAGGGGGAAGGAGACTAATCCCCCTCCCCCAATGATTACGCTACAAGCTCTGTGTCTTGAGCGAATCAGTCTCGTCTACGCCGGAAATATCAACAAGAATTGCATATACCCGGACCTTGCCAGTGGAAACATCGTTCGCACCGGCACCAACTTTGACATCAATGGTATCAGTAGCTGTAACTCTGTTAGAAAAAGTAGCAACAGCAGTATAGTCTACATGCCCATTAGTGCCTTTAGCACTATAACCCGTAGACCCTGCCGAAGCACCATCTACAAAGTCATCCCCAGCCGCGAAATCAATATCAAGAACAGGGGACGTTCCATTGAATGCAGTAATAACTTCTGCACCCACATGAAGTACGTAAGTCTCTGCCGGGATATCAATTGCTTGAATGACATCATCAGCAGTTAACGCAGAGACACCACCAGCCGTACAAACGGCAGCGATATCAACAGTTTTTTCAAGGACGTACATTGACCGCATACGAGAGCGATGTCCTGCCGTACCTTGACCAGTAGTGTGATCATAAGTAGCCATGATTTATCTCCCTCTTAATCGATCAAAACGTGTTCGACCTGCAAAGCCTTGGAACGCAAAATCTTGCGACCAAAAACATGCAGACCACGAACTACGTCCGCAAAGCTATCGGGATCACGTACAAGTTCTGTTTTAGCAATGTGATTAGCAGTTGCTATACCAGACATATGACCCGATAAAACTTTGTAATAGTTGCTAGTGGAACTAGCTGGCAAATTGTTGGTCATGTAACAAGTGAAACCTGCAATTTTGCCATTATGAACCTTACCATTACGGAGATCGGTATTACCGTCGCCCGTAACAGATGCGTCCATCAGTTTGGAACTAGACTGCTGCAATTGCTCGTAGAACTCAGGGCTTGCCACAAAAAAGCGATTCTCTTCAGGAACATCGTTCGCATGAAGACGCTTAGAGTGGTTAGCCATTAGGTTCAACGGATCAATTTCAGAGCCTGTGTGTCCTACGTCCTGTCCAGAACCATCAGAACCGACAGTCGTGCCAGCATTGCTAACCATGTACGTCAGAATATTCTGATCATACTCATTCTTCAGTGCATAAGCACCGGCAGAAGTGGCTAGTGATTCCCAGTTAACATGAGAATGACGCTCTTCAATGTCATCAATCTTAAAGGCAAACGAGTTCGCCTGATCAACGGTCATTGAAATTACATCATCCTGCAAGTCTTGTGGGCTTACCACGGAACCACGGGTATAGCTGCTAACAGTAATGTTCGGCTCGACGATGATTTTGACAGTATCGCCAAAGTTCTCAATTTCACCCGCATAATCGGTGTTCGTAATATCTTCGGCCACCGAAGCTGTGCGGAAAAACTTAAGGACTTTTTGGCTGTAGATGACGGGAGACCAATTACCATTAGGTAAATTGGTATAACCCCCTGCTGCTGGAAAAGCCATGTCAGCCTCCTTATATTGTTGTTATAAGTCCTGAATAACCCGACCTTCTCTATGAGCCTTGTCAATCTCAGCTTCGTATTTCTCAAATTCCCAAGGTTTCATTTTAGCTATGTCGGATGCTCTAAAACCTTTTTCATCTGAACCTGCTGTAGGTGGGTTCCCTTTAGAAGTTTTGGAAACTGCTTCAGCAGCAGACTTTTTAGTTTTAGATTTTTTTCTGACCCCTGTATCGGACTTGTAAAGATCAATAATCCTAGATGCCCACCGTGCGTCGGTGCGGTTTTTGTATATCCCATCAGATATACTTTCAGGTTGATCGGCTAACCATGTCGTAAAAGCTTTGTCTTCCCTAAGGTCTGGAAAGTCAGGCTGAAGGTTAACAAGTTCTTGTTCAGCATTTTGTACGATTAGCTCATGTTCCTGTTTCTTAAGGTCTTCGATTTTATTCTCAACAATCCTTACTCTGTCATCTGCTTGCATATGCGAGACAGTTTCAACAACTGCATAAACATCTGGGTATTGTTGCTTAAAAGTTTCAAGTTCCTCTTCAGTCTTTGGAAGTTTAAGTTGGGATTTTCTCGTCTCAACTTTCAGGCGTTCTTCGTAGTTGCCCTTTTCCAATTTCCACTGATCAAGTTTCTTGTCGTAGTGTCTTTTAAGATCATCATACCGCTTCTTAAAATTATGCGGTTTGTCTTTACGAGCTAGGAATGTTTCCTCCTCATCAGAAACAGGGATATCCTCATCTTCTTGAGTGGCCTCCGAAGCTTCAACCTCTTCGTCGGTGTCAGTCTCTTGAGAATCCTGATCTTCTTCTTCAAGCTCAGAAGCTTGTTCCATAAAATAGCTTGGATTTCGATATGGAGTAGGTTGAATTACTCCTTCCTCTACCTTGTCGGTATCTGTGTCAGTCATAATTGCAAGAGCTGTAGCATCCAAAGCAGCAATTGCTTCAAGAGTGGATGTCTTTGATGGAAAATTAAACAATACTTTACTTGAAAAGCTAAATGTCAGAGTAGAAGAAATTAGTAAAAAATAC